AGCGTCTTTGAGACCTGACTATTGTGTATTATTATATTAATATACTTTACTACTTTATATTCAAACCCACAAAAGTGGGTTTTTTTATTTACAATAAATAAGAATAAGGTATTTTTCTAATAAAAAAACTATGAGTGACAATATGAATCAAATGCACTTGGACCTTCCACACGATGTGGTGTTATTACCAAGTGAGGGAAAATATTATAAAAATAAGAAAAAATCTGTTAAGGTTGGATACCTAACCGCTGCCGATGAAAATATTTTGGCGTCGGTTGGTAATTTAAGTGGTGACCAAATCATTACTAATTTAGTTAGAAGTAAATTATATGAACCTGATATTAGACCTGAAGAAATGATGGAGGGTGATTTGGAAGCTATTTTAGTTTTTTTAAGAAACACTTCATTTGGTGCAAATTATGATTTTACTTTAATTGACCCTGAAACTGATAAGAAATTTGAACATAGTGTACAACTTGACGCATTGGACTTTAAAAGAACTGAGGTTGAACCTGATTTTGAAGGTTTAATTTCTTTGGTTTTACCAAAAACAAAAAAAGAAATTAAAATAAAATTTTTAACATATGGGGAGTCACAGAGTATTAATCGTCAAATTGATTCTTATCCAAAAGGAATGATTTCACCTTCAGTAACTTTGAAATTGACTAAACAAATTGTTGAGGTTGAAGGTAACCGAGAAGAAAGTGCAATTGCGGATTTTATATCTAAAATGCCAATCATGGATTCAAAATACATAAACAACTTCATTAGAGAAAACGAACCTAGGTTGGATTTAGTGAGAGAAATAACAGCCCCATCTGGAAAAAAGGTACTCACCCGTGTGACCTTTGGGGCGGAGTTTTTTCGCCCTTTCTTCTGAGTATTTAAAAAATTTATTGGACCAATATTATCTTTTGGCATCCAAATTAAATTTGTCTTATTCCGATTTCATGAAAATGCCGTCTTATCACCGTAGATACTTGGTTGATAGGGTGATTGAAATTAATACGCCTAAAAACGAACAGTAAGTTATTTATATAATAAAGAGTAAACTATGCTATATTATCAATTAGGAGGAGACGCAACACCTGAGTCAGACCCGTTAGGTTCGTTTTTTAAAACAGGTGGTGCACAACCATTCTTTGACATGAAAAAAGGGTTTGAAGGTATGTTAAAAACTGTTCAATCGATGGACGTTGAAATGGCTAAAGTTGCTAAAACCATGGGTGTTAGTACCGCTCAAGGGTTGGCTTTAAAAAATAACTTTAGTTTAGCTTACCAAGAAGTTGTTGATTTAGGTGGTAAACTAAGTGATGTTACTGGACAACAGGAAGCTCTTTTAAATGTTACAGGTCGAAACTTAATTTCTCTTAAAGAGCAATCCGCAGAATTATTTGCAGCGGTATCTGTAACAGGAGTAAAGGGTGAGGTTTTAGAAGAAACATTTCGTAACGCTGGTATGGAAACCGCACACATTGCTGAAAATGTGTTAACAATGGTTCGAGTATCCAATCAATTAGGGGTTAATGCTCAAGCAGTTGCTGCAACTGTTACTACAAATTTAGATAAATTAAATAGATTTGGATTTACAAATGGTGTTGAAGGATTAGCAAAAATGGCGGGAAAGGCTCAGGCTTTAAGGTTTGATATGAATGAAACCTTAGATTTGGCAGATGATTTAATGAGTCCTGAAAAAGCAATTGAAATGGCAGCTGCAATACAAAGATTAGGTGGAGCCGCAACCGCATTAACTGACCCTTTAAAATTGATGGATTTAGCTCAAAATGATGTCGGTGGACTTCAAGACGAACTTGGTAAATTGGCTAAACAATATACATATTTTGATGAAAAAAGTAAAACTTTTCAGATTATGCCTGGCGCTCGAAGACAACTTAATGAAGTTGCAAACGCATTAAGTATTGATAGAAAAGAATTTGAAAAAATGGCATTGGAGACATCAAAATTAGAAGATAAAATGTCTAAAATAAAATTTTCAGGTTTAGACATATCAAAAGAAGACCAAGAACAACTTGCAAATCTTGCTCAATTAAAAGATATTGGTGGTGGTAAAAAAGAATACGTCATTAATTATCGAGATGACAAGGGACAAATGCAACAGGCGGAATTGGCTAATCTACAAAAAGAACAATTAGACGCTATTAAAAAACAAACTGAAGCTGACGCAGCCGCTGCTGGTGAAGACCCTCAGAAACAATTAATTAATATTGCTAAAGACCAATTAGGTGAATTTGGTCGATTGGCCGCAGCTCAAGAAAAAATTTCAAATACTTTTGCAACCACATTAGGGGGGTCTAAAGCGGGTCAAGCTCTTTTAAAGAAAGGTGCTGATGAATATAGTGCTTTAGCTATTGACGTAGAAAAGGCGTTTGGTCCTAATTCAGTATTTAAAACTAAACTTGACGAATTTGGTAATGATGTTGGTAAACTTGGAAATCTTTTAGTTAAATTAATGACAGGAGATTTTAAAGAAATTGCAACGACTATGGGAAGTTTAAAAGATGTTTTAGGTCAGGGTGTTGCTGATTTTGGAAAAAGCATATTTGACAGATATGAAAAAGCATTAAAAGAACAAAAACTGGCAGTTGATAATTTAGATGCTGATATTAAAACCGCAACGTTTGATTTTGCTAGCCTTGATGTTATTAAAAACGCTTTAGAAGCAGCTAAAACGGCTCTTGGTATTTCTGGTGGAGACGGATTTAAATCCCCAAGGGTTGGGGGTGATACTCTTAAAACACCTTCAGGTGATATAGTTTTACATGATAAAGATTATTTTTTAGCTGCAACTCAATTACCTGATGTATTACAAAAAAGTGTTAATAAAGGTTTAATGGATGTTTTAAAAATCCAAAGTCAATCTATGAACGCAGCAATGATGTCAACTAATACACAAACTCAACCTCAGGTTCAACCACAAAAACAAGAAGTTACTCACACAGTTAATTTTAAAGTATCTGTTGACACTCCAAGAAATAAACTAACTGACATGTTAGTTGAAGAATTACCTAAAAACCCAACCTTGATGCAATATATTGTTAAACACTTTGACAATACAAAAACTTCAAATGGAATGATAGTTAAAAAATAAAAAAATACCAAGTCATTCTATTTATTAATAAAATCACCCAATGAGTGAAAGCGCTTTAGATTATTCAAATTCAGAGTTTTTTAGGAATCGTCTTGTTACAAGAAACCTACAACCATATAACGTTGAAGGTGCTTTCCAATCTTCTATTTCTAATCCATATTACGAAACTAATATTAGTGATAATTCAGTAATTGATTCTCCAGATGTTAATAATGAAATTTTTACTGAGGCTCAACAAGAGATTATTCCAAATCAATATGGACCTACAGGGGGTTTCCAAGACGCATCTGGATTTATTAATAAGACAACAGGACAAGTAAACGAAAATTCAAGTAATCAATTAGAATATTGGCCGTTACAGAACGATACCAATATGGACTTGATTAATGAACAATGGATTGATTTAGCTGAAGTAAGTAATCGATATATCCCTAACGGTGGTTATGAAGGTTTATTTTTTACTGACACAAAAATATTATCAAAAAATGGTGGAACAAGTGATTACAATCCATTAAATTTACCGTTTGTTGTTGGAAATTATTCTTTGGCGGATATCATTTTCGGTTCAGATAATTTAGTACAACAAGATTCTTATTTATTACAAATATCGGTAATTGAATTAAGAAAATCTTTTCAATATAGAGTTGCCCAAGAACTACAAAAAACAAGTGTAGCTAATAATTTATCAATTAATAGTAATCCTTTACAATCAAGTTTATTGGCGACTAATCAAGCACAGTTAAGTTATTTAGATTATCATATTACAGTCCCTGATGGTATTGGTGATTTTGTTGTTAATTTAGCTCAAAGAATAACTGGAACGTATTTACCTTATTCACCAATTGAGGGAGATTACTTTAATTTTACACCAAGACAACCTAAAACGGGACTTGGTAGATTTGTACAAAGATTAAGTAACAACGATGGTAATGCTTCTGTTAAATTTTTAGCAAACACAGGTGGCGGTCAAAAATCAATTTTATTTGCCAATTTAGAATACAACCGATATAGTCCAAACTATGATAGAAATATTACTAAGGCTGGACAATTGTTAAATAACATATTTGGTAATATTGGAAAAAATGAACAAGATAATAGTGGTAATTTATATGTTGGTGGTAAAGACGAATTAAGATATACAACATCACCTGCAGGTCAAACACCTGACAATGGGTATGGAGAACCGACTGGTGCGGTTGTATTAGGTCCTGATGCGGTTGGTAAATTATATGAAGGAAACCAAAACTTAAATTTTGGATTAAATGATAACAACACTGTTGTTGGTGGATTTGTTTGGACAAAAACAGGGTCGGAAGAAATTGGTATAAAATTTGGCCCTGAAGGTGAACAATTTGGTACTGATAATAGTAATAACGTCGCAATTAATTTAACAGAAAGATATTCATCATCTTTAGAATACAAATTTAAAAAAGGTTCATTATTAGATAATACTCAAAGATTAATTGACTCAGCTCCGGCCAGCGGATTGGCTAGAAGATTACATGCAGGTAATGCTATCAATCAAATTTCAAAAGTTTTTAATGATGGATATAAAGAATTAACAAAAGGTTCTAAAGTTATCAGATATCAAAATGTTGAAGGTAAATTAATTGGCAAAGAATACGGTAGATTATTTACAAAAGACAAACCATATCAACTATACCAAGATTTACAAAGTACGGTTGCAAATACCACTAGTAGCGAAACAAATGGTAATATAAGAAGATTTAATAACTCAGTACTTGACTCGACTTATAATTTAAACATTGCTCCATTAAAAGGACAAGGTTCTACAAATATAGTTAATGGGCAAGTTAAGAAATACATGTTCTCAATTGAGAATTTGGCGTGGAAAGGAAGTGCTTTGTTTAATGATTTACCTGGATGTGAGAAAGGTCCTAATGGTGGAAGAATAATGTGGTTTCCACCTTATGATTTAACATTTAGTGAAACTGTTTCACCTGGTTTTGATACAACCTCATTTTTAGGCCGACCCGAACCAATTTATACGTATAAAGATACAAGTAGAAGTGGTTCGATATCATTTTCAATTATTGTTGACCACCCTTCAGTTTTAAATTTAATTGCTAAAAAAGAATTACAAAATGATTTAACAGATAAAAAAGATTCAGTAATAGAGTCGTTTTTTGCTGGTGCTGCAAAATTTGATTTATATGAATTGGCTAGAAAGTTTGCGACTTTAGATATACAGACATTAAAAGAATTACAAGAAAGTGTTCTTTCAAGTAATAAAACTTCGGCTGAACAGTTGGCATCTGTTAGTCAAGATTTAAGTGGGATTAATTCAATCGCAAACAATTTACCTAATTTTTCGGATTTTCAGGGGTTTGGTGGATATTTTCCACAGTGGGATTCTACGATTAAAACTACTGATTATGAAACTGTTTATAATGGTTATATTAGTCAACAATCGGTCTATGAATCAAATCCTGATAAAAACAGAGTTTCTAATCAATTTCCTGTAATAACTTACAATTATGAAAAATTAGTTGAGTTAAGAAGTAAAATTTTAGAAGCGGTTACATCACAAAATTGTGAAATAGTAATAGAAATGAATGGTCTTCGTTTCCAACCGGCAGACTCAACAAATAGTATTAATCGAAATAAAGATTACATTGAATCTATAAAATTGTTTTTTTCAAATTTTACAGACAGTAACAATAAAAAGTTATCGTCGTTTATTTTAGATGGGACTGTTAAATTTATTGATTCAAATTTACTTTTAACGACCGCTGAAGTTAAAGGTAATGGTGTATCAACAGCAATAAATTGTTCGATTGTATTAACTGGATGGACTCAAAACTATAGTTTAGAAGCGATGTGTTCGAGGTACGTAAGTATTAAAAATATTACTGTTAATTCTAAAAATCCGTCGAATGTAAACGCTGGGTCATCTACTAATTCTCAGAATATTGCGAATCAAAATGCTAATAACGGTTTACCAATACCGAGCAGTACCGCTCTTGATAAAAAGAATTTAAGTAAAAGATTATTAAGAACAAAACTTTTAAATGAATGTGATTATTTTGAAGTTTTAAAACAAACTGACCCATTTGCGTATACATCAATTTCGGATAAATTAAAATACTTCCAACCGGCATTTCACGCTATTACTCCTGAAGGATTAAATAGTCGATTAACTTTCTTACAACAGTGTACGAGACCTGGTAACACAATACCTGTTATTAATCAACAAGGTCAACAAGATACTTCAACATCAACATTTAATACTAATTTTGGTACACCACCAGTATTAGTACTTAGAATTGGTGATTTTTATAATACAAAGGCAATTCCCGACACGTTACAAATTTCATATGAAAACTTAGATATTAATCCTGAAGGTATTGGATTACAACCAATGATTGCAAAGGTAACTTTAGGTGTTAAACTTATTGGTGGTAGTGGATTAAAAGGGCCTATTGATAGATTACAAAATGCCTTATCATTTAATTTCTACGCAAATACCGAAATGTATGATGAAAGAGCTGACGTAACTGAACTTACTGATAAATTAGATGATGCTCTGTTCAATTCTATTGTTTTAGCAGAACCGTTAGCAACAATTAATGATTTACAAAATATTCCTGAGACAAATAAAACAATTGGTGATATTTTAACAACAGTTGCTTCAGGTCTAACACAAACAGGTACAATTCAGTATAAAAGTTTTTTTGATAATTATATTACTCAAACACAAAATTATTTTTCAACAACTTTAGATTTTATTGGTAGTTCAATTAAGAATTACAATTTTGGAATTTATTCTCAAATGACATTTGATAGAAATTTTAAAAATGGAACCGTTAAACTTTCAGGATTAACGCAACAAACTAATATCTATGGCAAACCAAGTAGAATTAGTGAAAATTTAACTGAAGTTGCCAATCAATTAAAATCTGACATTGATGATGAAACTGAAACAATTATAAAGGCATTAAATGATGAAAATGGTATTACAAATCTTGCTGTTAATAGAGTAAAAGATAATTATAAAAATTTAATCGACTCTAAAATTAATAATGCGTTTAGTAATGTTAATTCAGACTCTCAAGATTTTGCAAATAAACAATCACAATATATACAAAATATTGAAAAATTAAATTCAATAGTTGGAGGTCAGTTAGATGGTAAAATATTGGCAAATGGGGTACCTAAAGGATATTTAATATCAATTGATAGTACATTTAGTAATGATTATTCTTTAGTTTGTTCAGGTATTACAAATTTTTATAATTTACTATCAACAAAACAATTTTTACCAAGTACTGGAGCGCCGTATTGTGAGTTTGTTAGTTTATTTGTTGATGGAAGTAGTCCACTTAATCCAAATTCAGACAATCTTTTATTTACATTATTTTATGATGATTTAAAAGATAATACAAAACGACAACAATTTATTAGCGGATTGACAACAAATTTAATCCCGAGAAGTTCTGGTTCCGTAATAAGTATAGTTACCCAAAAAACGGATAATTTAACCACCGCATTTGATAATTGGAATACACAAATTCTCAAAAATTTTAACGAATTTAAAAGTAGTCCTGAGGTAAACCAATATTTAAATTATAACCCACAAATTAACGGAGTGTCTATAAAAGGGAAGGATAGAATTTATAATTATAATACATCAGGAGTTACTGACACACAATTAACTAATTTAAGAAGTTTATTTTCACCTGTAAATTCAAATAATTTTAATCTAATTTTCAACGGTAAAAAACAATTTAATTAATGGCATTAGAATATTATAATAGATACGAAGGATTTATATTTAATGGTCAACAAACAGTTGTACCATATGTTAATCTGCAATCCAAATCTACAGATAAAAAACACATATATATTATCGGACAATCAAGGTTAGATAAAATATCTCAATTATATTATGGGACACCTTTTTTTGGTTGGTTAATATTACAAGCAAATGGTAAATATGGTGGTTCAGAAATTAATATTCCTGATAACGCCATTTTAACAATACCATTCCCTTTGATTAATTCCTTATTAGATTATAAAGGTGCATTAGAGCAACAGTTCTTCTATTATGGCAGATAATATACATATTGAAAACGACTATCAAAATATTTTTGTAGTTGACCCTAATAAAGTTGATTTACCTAATGGACAGGTAAGTGATAGAAACATTGCTCAAGAAGAATTAGTAATGTATGCTAATTTAGAATGTAACTTACAGGCTAGAAGTAAATTAATTGTTGGTAGTGGAGATAAGCAACTTAGAACATTAGGTCTTGGTAAAATCAATTTTTTAAAACCTACTGGTGAAGATTATTTAAGTACTAAATGGACTGAATTACAATCACAATCCAGAAAAGCTGATGAAATAAATGGTGAGTTATTAGGTATTACTCAAATTAGTTATAAAGTAACTCAACCATATACTGCTGAATTCACAGTAAATTTAGAGGACGTAAGAGGGAGAGCCTTGTTTGAAAGTGGGAACGACTCAATATATTCTGCGTTTTTTAACTTACCGTATCCTGTTTTTTATTTAACATTAAAAGGATGGTATGGTAAAGCAATTAGATATCAATTATTACTAACTAAATTTCATGGGGCATTCAATTCATCGACAGGAAATTTTGAAATAACATTAACTTTTAAATCGTTTACATTTTCAGTTTTAAAAGATTTGTTTATGACTGATTTATATGCGGTCCCTCAAATGTATCAAACAACTAAAATTGACAACTCTAATAATGGTGTTGTTGTTGATAATAATGTTACACAAAACTTTTCAACGTCGACAACATTTTTAGGTAATGATAAAATTATTGAAGTTTATAAAAAATATAAATCAAAAGGTTTATTACCTCAAGATTTTCCTGAATTAACAGTACAATCATTAATTGAAAAATTAGATACTTTTATTAACACTAGTTTAGAAAATTTAGGTCAAGTTTCACTAAACCCATTAACTGATTATGAAAAATATTTAAAAACATTAGATGAATTAAATTCTGAGATAGTTTTATACAACGAGTCTTGGTTTAACAAATGGCTCAATTTAGAAAAGTTATTTGTTATAAAAGAAGGTACTGGAAATATTAACGTATATACATACCTTTTAGACGATAGTTTAAATGAAGCATATACGGATTTAAAATCAAAAATTGAAAGTAAAATTACAATTCTTAACAAGAATGTAACATTTGGGGATTCGGGTGGTTTATATAGTATTCCACTTAAAAGTGATGATATTTTGAACTCTTTAAGACCAACTATATCTGAGTCTTATTTTGACTATGAAAAAACAAGATTAAAAAGATACGGAAATGCTACTGTAACACAACAACAAATAGATGATTTAGGTGTTGAAATTCAAGAACTCGTATTTAAGAATAAAAGTAATCCTTTTATATTTACTAATCAGGGTAAAAACGGATTTACCAATTACATTCAAAAAATTAAAACAAAATTAAATTCTTATAAAGAAGAATTAGAAATTAGTCTTTCAGACCAACTGTCGGAAATATTAAAATCGCCTTCAGGTATTGGATTTCAACCTACTATTAGAAATATTATTGGAGTTCTCATGGCATCCGCAGAAGCGTATTTATTACTACTAGAAGATGTTCATACTAAGGCATTTAACCAAAGAGAAAATCCAAAAAGACAACAAAGTATTGGTGGTTTTGACAAAAAAGAAAATCAAATTAATCCTATCGTTTACCCTTGGCCTCAATATGTTGTTGGTAAAATAATTGATGGTGTTGAAAAATTTGAAATACAATATCCTGGTGACCCAAATTATATAAATCAAACTGGTGGAGATGATTATGAGGCATGGCCTGAAGTAGAATTTGTTGAGGAATATACTAAAAGTTTTATTTTGAGACAAATCCCTCCTAATACCACTCAATCACAACAAAATACAAATGTCATTTTAAGAAATTTAATTTCAGGATTTGATACCATACCATCAAATATCTCGTATAGTAATTTATCAGTACCTGATTTTTTCTTTGAAATTATGGAGAGATTACAATTAATTGTAAATCTTAATGGATTTTCAGGTGATTTAGGATTTAACACTATTCTCCCTTTTTTAAGCCAAACTGAGTTTGAAAATATGAAAGAAGCTTTAAAAAATGATAATGGTGGAATTACTAATATTCTTAAAAATGGAAAATACAGAACTGTAACATCATTTAACGAATTATTATCTTCTTTTTCTGTTAGTTATGCAAAATATTCAAATGGATTTCTTACTGTACCATATTTAATTAACGAAGTTAATAATTCTTTTAAAATTTTAGATAAAGATTTACCAGAACAAAGTGTTTTAGTTTTAAAAAAAACTATAAAATTAGTTGAGGATACTATAAAAAATAATGCATATACTAATAATTCTTTAGATATATATCCATTTATTAATTTAAATTGGTGTAAAAATAATTTAGAAAATGGCTCAATTTTAACAAAAGATATTATATATAGTACAAAATCTTCATTATTTTATAATGATTTTAGTAAAAAAATATCAAATTATGATATAAATGATGCTATCGGTATATCAGGATATAATAGTAAATTACCTAATCAACCTATTGTTAATTTAAAAATTAAAAGTAATATAATTGATACTGAAACATTAAATTTAAATACATTTTACACAAATAGAAAAGTTAAAGATTATGTTTTTACTGAGGGTAAAGTAACTTGTACTAACTCACAATTTACACAATCTCAAACAACTTCAATCCTTAACACACCATATTTTATTAACGCAATACAAGAAGGTATTGAAAATGAAAGAAATGATTCTGACCATCCATATATAAGTGCCTCTTATTTATTTTTAAATAGTTTACCTCTAACAACAACAAAAGAAAGATATACTTTAAATGACACGGCAAATAGTGTTAAAAATAATTTCATATCAACAACATTAAAAAAATATTCAGGTGTACACGCACTACCACTTCCGTGGATTGCAAAACTTGGTTCTATATGGTATAGATATAAAAATTGGAAAGAAAATGGTGTTGATATTTTGTCAAATATTTGGAATAACTTTGATTATGCTAATAACTATGACCCTGTTAATGGACAGGTAAATACACCATATATCATCCAAAATAACACGATTGTTTTACAACAAGATGTTCTCTCTTCACAAGGATTTACTTTAGGGTTTTATCCAAAATTAATAAATGATTTTTATTATTTGGTTAATGGTGTTAATTTATTTTCATCAACAGATACTACAATTAATATTCAAAATAAGATTAATGATGGTATTACATCAGGTAATATTTGGATTTTAGATGGTTCAGGAACAACGATAGGGTCTGATATTATTACAACACCGGGTAATACAAAAAGTGTTAGAATAAATACTATTAGTGTCTTAGTTAAAGATATTCAAAATGACAAGTATGTGATTACACCGTCGTTTGGTTTATACGACACAATGCCCTCATCAACAAATAATCAATTAATTGCTGAAATTATAAATTATTCTTCAGGAAGCGGTTTTACAAGAACTTCATTAGTTGATAACCCAAGTATGTATAATGGTAGCGTTAGATTATTATGGGGAGGGCCTAATTATGGTTATTTTGATACCACACAATTTACAATTAATCCTCCTGACAAATATTTGAAAAAAATATACACGGGTGGAACTGATACACAATCGTCATTTGAATTATTCGCGGAGGATGAGTACGATTCAATTGAGGAGATATTTTCAATTTTTTCAAAAGATGAGTTAGATAGTTTGGAAAACATATTTTTAAATTATACAAAATCAATTCAAAAAAACACTCAAAAAGAAAAATTTCACAATGTATTAAAAGGTATTTTAAGTACAAATTATTTACCTGAAAACATAACAATCACTGATATGTTATCTATACAATTTGCTCAAATGTATACCCTTACTGATGTTTTAAACACACACATTAGTTATAATAAATTAATTTCAATTGGTAACCCTAAAAAATATGACAAAAGAATTTTTAGTAGTGTATCCTCAAATCCATTATTAAATACTACACCACCTGGTGGTTACATTAATAACTCATTACCAACTTCAGGAGGGACTACAACATTATCTAATTCACAATTGTTATATCCCGAAGCTTGGAAAGCTTTAGAATTGTATGTTGGGTTTTCAACTATACCTGAATTAGTTTATAGTGATAATGGTTCATTTATAACTGATTTTTTTCCAACAATGAATGTTGAGTTTACAACGACTAACATTATTTATTATCAAAATGTAATTAAAGTTTTTGCAACTAAAAAATTACAACAATATAAAAATGGAATTTTTAATAGTGATACATTTAAATCAAATATAGATTCAATTCTAACAACCTTTAATAGTGAACTATCAAAATTATTCAATTCAACTTTTATTGAGTTATCAAAAGGGTTATCAGTTTCCCCAAAAATAAATGCGTACGGTTCTGAAATGGCACCTACAGATGGTTTACAACCAAGAGTTGAAAAATATGAAAAGTTTAAATCAGTTAATGATACATGGGTGGCAGGTACTAACTACAACTCTGACACTTTATTTGAAGATTTTTTATTTGTTGATAGGGCTAACAGAAATATAGGTGATAAAATTTATGTTGATGTTTTTAAAGTTAAAGATTATTTAAAGTCAGTTAATAGTAACTTATATTCTATAATCGAATCAATAGTTTTAGACCACCACTTTCAACCATTCGTAATTCCCGGATATATTAATTTTTACGGTGTTAACAGTCCAAGTTTAGATGCTCAACCACAAACACCTGGAGCAACTAGTTTTGCGGATTCTTTATTTGGGACTTTTAATACTGTTGATTATCAGTCAACAAAAACAAAATTTGTATGTATGTATGTTGACCAATCATCTAAACAATTACCAAATCCTGATATTGCAAACGGATATAATGATGATGGATTTGATTTAAAACGAGCAGCTCAACAACCATTGGTTGACAAATTAACCGATAAAAATGATTACGGATTATCAAATAAAGTAGTCGGGTTTGCGGTTGATTTTGGACTTCAAAATCAGAGTGTTTTTAAAAATATTACTGTTTCGCAAGATTTGGGTAAACCAACAAGTGAATCTTTAAGAGCTGAATATGATATTGCTAATTTACAAAATGGGGTAAAAACATCGACTCAAAACGTTTCATTATATAATTTGTTTAAATTAAGAAGTTATGAAGCGTCAGTTAATACATTTGGTAATGTTATGATACAACCTATGATGTATTTTATTCTAAGAAATATGCCTTTATTTGGTGGGACGTATTTAATTACAAGTGTTTCACATACTATAGGTGTTGGTAATTTTGATACAAGTTTTACTGGAACAAGAATGAGTGTCTTTACGTTACCAACAGTCGACCAACTGTTACAAACTATTAAACGAGAACTTTTACAAAATATAATAGCTCAAAGTAAAACATCTCAAAATACAATAACTCCATTACCTAATAGAACACAAAGTGAAATTTCAGCAATTGTTATTGATAATATCAACAATCAACCTAATCCGTCAACTTCAAATTGTGTACTTACTTCCGCAACACTTTCTGATTTTGCGATTACTACCACAACAACACAAACCCCGACTTATTCTGAAATTAAAATTATAATATCTAACTTAATTGGTGACTTAGAAAGAAAAAAATTAATTTATACTTTAATACTTTTAGAAAATGGTAATAATAATGATAGTGGATTAACAAGTTATAATTATAATTTAGGAAATATACCCGCGACTACAGATATTATTGGAGGTACAAATAAACAATTTATTGTTGATAAACAATATATTTGTTTAAAAATTAAAAATGTTAGTCAGGGATATTTTGTTTTTGAAAATTTCGAAAACAGTATAAAATTATTAGATGCTAGGTTTGGTTCAATCTTTAAAAGAGATGTTGTTAATTTTGTAAATTCTGAAAAATATGCTGAAGAATTTGCGAAATGTTATTTAAAATACTATCCGTACACAACAAATATCGATTATGATACTTTTAAAACTAGTAACGCTAATGACTTAAAAAAGTTACAAAATATTATTAAAAAGTATTTTGAGACAAAATTAAACTCTTTATAATAGAGATATATTTATAATAAAAAACAATTATGGGCACTAAAGAAATTTTAGACAGATATCTTGGAAAAAGTACAAGAATTACTGAAACAGATAAAGGTAATGGTTTCAAAGAAGTATGTGATTTAGATACAGGAGATTGTTACACAATCAGAATGAAAGACGGATTAATTGAAAGAGTTAACAATACTCTTTATACTAATAAAAAAATAAACGTAGAAACAACACAAGGTTTCAAACAATTATTAAATGGATAAAATGGCAATTTCACAAACAATTATTGAAGAGTTAAGAAGATATAATAAAATTAATAATTATATCACAGAGCAAGATGCCACAACTGACCCATTTGCAGCACCAGCAGAAGGTGACCCATTAGCAACTCCTCCATCACCTGATGCGGGAGCTTTACCACCAGCACCTGATGCAGGTACGGATACCGCATCAACAACACCTCCGACTGCGGAACCTGTTGATATTACAAATGACCCTGATGTTGAAAAAGTTGGGGACGAAAGTTCTGAGGAAACAGGTACTGAAGAATTAGAAATTACTGATTTAGTAAAATCACAAAAAAATATTGAAACAAAACAAGAAGAATATTTTAATAATCTATTTAATCAACTTTCTAATTTAGAATCAAAATTAAATGATATGGGAAGTATTTTTACAAAATTAAATGATATCGAATCAAAGATTGAACAATATAGAGAAAAAACTCCTCAAGAAAAACTTGAATTAAGAAGTTTAGACTCAGGACCGTTTAATCAAAAATTGTCAGATTTCTTCGTTGATAAAGAAGAAGACATGGAAAAATCGGGAAAAAATGAGTATGTTTTAACTACTGATGACGTTGAAAGTTATACCCCCTCAGAAATTAAAACAACCTTCAACGATTACGGAGAAGAATCACAATACAAACCTTTGAAATTCTAAATTTCAAGTTTGACTATCACGGCTGACACACTTATACTTGAATATTAACTAATAAATTATACAAACAAAATGGCGACAAATTCTCTAGATGCTGTACTCGCTCAGTACGAAAAAGCGAAAAGCGGAGGTAACTCTGCAAACAAAATGTCTCAAGAAGACAGAATGAAAAAATATTTTGCGGCAATCTTGACGCAAAATGAGAACTCAGGACAAAAACGTCTTCGTATTCTACCTACACCTGACGGGTCATCACCCTTCAAAGAAGTATGGTACCACGAAGTACAAGTTGAGGGTAAATGGAATAAAATCTATGACCCAGGAAAAAACGACAACGAGCGTTCACCTTTGACTGAAATTCATGATGAATTAATGTCGACAGGTAAAGAATCGGATAAAGAACTTGCAAAGGCATATAAGCCACGTAAATTCTATATCGTTAAAGTGGTTGACCGTGATAACGAGGCGGACGGAGTTAAGTTCTGGCGTTTTAAACATAACTACAAGAACGAAGGTATCCTTGACAAAATCATTCCAATTTGGAAGGCTAAAGGTGATATCACTGACCCTGTTAATGGACGTGATTTAATCATTGAGTTGGCTAAAGCAAAAACTCCTAAAGGTGCAACTTATACAGTTATTCAGACTGTTATGCATGACGACCCATCACCTGTTCATACAGATGCTGAGACGGCTAAAGCTTGGACTGAAGACCCACTTACTTGGGCGGATGTTTACTCTAAAAAACCTGTTGAGTATTTGGAAGCAATTGCTCGTGGAGAAACTCCAAGATGGTCATCTGATTTAGGTAAATACGTTTATGGTGATAGTTCATCTGACGAAGGTACTATCGGTGGTTCATATGTTGACCCACAGGCTGAGTCTGAGCCGGATGGTGATTTACCATTCTAATTTATAAAAGGTTGGACACTAATATACACAAAGTGTCCAACCTTTGCTATTTTTAAACTACAAACAAACTAAATCATAGACATTTATGGCAATAAAGAAAAAAGAATTTTCATTAGATGCAATCAAAGACAAATATTCCACAAAAACAAAATATAAAGAAACCGAGTTTTATGAAGTCGGTGAAGCTTTCCATAATAGTTGCGGTTTACCTGGTCCTGCTTTGGGTAACATCAACATGTTCTTGGGTCACTCGAACTCTTCAAAAACGACTGCGCTTGTCAAGGCCGCTGTGTCTGCTCAGCAGAAGGGGCATTTGCCTGTTTTTGTTATCACCGAGAAAAAATGGAGCTGGAACCACGCAGTAGAACTTGGTCTTAATGCTGAAATGGTTGACGGTGAATGGGATGGTCAGTTTATCTTTAACGATAATTTTGACTATATTGAACAAGTTACCGATTACATTAACGAACTATTAGACGAACAAGAAAAAGGTAATATTCCTTATTCTCTTTGTTTCCTTTGGGATTCAGTCGGTTCGGTTCCTTGTAAGATGACATTTGACGGTAAGGGTGGAAAACAACATAATGCATCTGTATTAGCAGATAAGATTGGTATGGGTATTCAAGCTCGTATTACTAAATCTCGTAAGGAAGATTATCCATACACAAATACAATGGTGGTAGTTAATCAACCTTGGGTTGAATTACCTGACAATCCATTTGGACAACCAACAATCAAGGCAAAAGGTGGTGAGGCTCTTTGGTTAGCGTCTGCTCTTGTATTCTTGTTTGGTAATCAGAAAAACGCTGGCATCAATCACATTACCGCAACTAAAAATGGTAGAACGGTATCTTACGCCATCAGAACAAAAATATCTGTCCTAAAAAACCATATTAATGGATTAGGATATAAAGATGGTAAGATTATTGCAACACCACAAGGATATATTGTTGACGATAAAGATGCTCTTGAAAAATACAAAAAAGAATATTCACAGTATTGGAACGCAATTCTTTCAGGTACTGGAGAAATTACTCTTGATGAATCTGAAGAAACTTTTGCAAACGAAAACGAACCATTTTAATTTTAGTTCGTGAAAAAAACACTACTTGTTGACGGAAACAATCTGATGAAAATTGGGTTTCATGGTGTGAAGGACTACTTCCACAATGGAGAACACATTGGAGCATTGTATCATTTTATGAATACACTTCGTAAATTCATAAACGAACAAAACTTTGACAAGGTGGTAGTACTTTGGGATGGTGAAGATTCCACGAGTTTACGTGGAATTCTTTACCCCAAATACAAACAAAACCGACGATTGGTTATGGAGGATGCTATCTTTATGTCCTACCTAAAACAAAAAAATCGTATCAAACAATATTTGGAAGAGGTCTATATAAGACAATTAGAAATTAGTGGAAGAGAGGCAGATGATTTAATTGCTTATTATTGTCAAATATCTGAAAATGAAGACAAATTAATTTTTTCATCAGATAGAGACTTAACACAACTTATTTCCGAAAAGGTGTCCATATACTCACCATCAGTTAAAGCTACGTTTAAACACGGGGATAAGATTAAATTTGATGACTTTGAGTTCCCACACTATAACGTGAAGACAT